CATAGCAGCACCGTCGACGGCACCGCCCATCTGGAAGAGACCCGAGGCGTTGATAAAGCCGTTGGGGCCCGACGTCTCGGCGGGGCCGCCAAAGGCGTGGATCGCGTTGGGGAGGGCATCAATGGCGTCCGTGTAGTTGAAGGGCTGGGCACCGAGGGTGCGGAAAAGGGTGGAGCCGGCCAAGAGAGACGAGCAGTAGTCGACGTTGGCGTCGGGCTGCACAACCCACACCAACTCCTTTACTGGGTGGTTGAAGTTGAGCTTGATCTTGTTCGAGGAAGAGCCCACGCTCTCGTCGCCGGTAAACTGGAGCTGTTCGATGAGGTACTCGTGGGGGTTCTGGGCCATCTTGCGGCGCTCATCCGTGTCAAGGAACACGTAGTCGATGTAGAGGGAGGCAGCGACAAGAGACTGCTGGTAAGCCTGGGTGACCGACACGGAGGAGTTGACGGTGGAGGCGTCCAAGTTGGACACGGCCCAGAGGCACTCGCCGATGGGGCGGAAATCAATGTTAATCTTGACCTCGTGGTACTGTACGAACCACGTTTACCCTCTCTTTCGAGATATTTATTGGCATTCCCCACACGATCAACGTGTTTATATGTGGAGAACTTTTTGTGCCAGGGACTAGACTATATCTTAAGTCGTCATAGAAGTGGACTAGACTTCTCAGACCCATAACCATTTAGTCGTTGAACCTTCCTCGTATCCTTGTCGTGTCGGACGTAGAGGCTTGGCTGCGGATTGCCTACTTCAGGTTCTCGAAGAACCGTCATACACAACATTTTTACTGTACCCGAGTTCCATTCTCGGCCATCGACATGTTTCCATGAGGACTTAGTAGTTGTGTCTTTAAGGGTTTCCCGCAATTTGGATATGTTGCCGCATATTGCGTTGTTTTTAGCAACGGCAAGCGACTAGCATCTGAGCATTGTGATTCATGAAATCACACCGAGGCTCGAACAATTTTTCCCTAAAACAGATCTCGGATGTCTTAGGTTGGATACTTTTCTGCCCTACAGATTTTAAGGCAATGAGAGGGAGCGCAAGCCCGGGGTTCTTGCAGAACCAGAAGAGGAGGGGAATGTAGAGGGTGGTCTCGGGGAGAGCATTGCGGGGGGCGCACACCTGGGCGGGGCCGGCAGAGGCGGCGCAAGGGCCGGTGATGCCGGCAAAGGTGGGATCCGTAATGTAGGTGAGAGCCGTCGTGTGGCCGATCATCTTCCAGTAGCCGCGCTGCTGGGCAGTGGACATGGTGACCTGGTTCCAGATGTGCATCCAGTCACCGTACTGGCGGTCAATGCGCTGACCACCAATCTCCACCTCAACCTGGGAGATGAGCTGCTCACCAATGTAGTCGAGCCAGCGGGCATAGACACCACGAGCGGCACCGCCAGCCTGGGAGCTGGAGGGGACCATGTTCTGGTTAATCTCGGGGAGCACCACCTGGAGGTACGTGCGGTAGGCGAGATCACCGTTGCGGGACATGGTGCAGGTCACACGGCGACCAAAATCGGCCTGGCCGGAAAAGGTCTGCTCGATGGACTCCATCGCAAAGTTGGTGTGGCGGCGGTACGAGACCTTCCAGAAGGTGATCTCGGGCGTGCCCGTAAGGAAGACGTCTTGGGCGCCGTAGGCGACAAGTTGCATAAGAGCTCCACCCATGGTTGTGGTCTTATATAACTCCTAAAAGAAAATAATTTTGGGAAAATGAACCAAAAATCCAAAAATTAGGTAAATCATAGCATGATTTCGTCAAATGCTTTTGACCGACACACGTAAAATGGTGTCTGTTTTTATAGAGATCGTCGATCGAGAGTTTCAAAAACGCCTAAAACCAGATTCATGCGTTCGGTTACCAACCCTCGTAGACCATTGCGTTGACATGTGTCGAGATGAAGGAGCATGTGATGAAATTCAATCAAAAACGTGCATTTTTGTGCAACGATTTGGACATTTGTGGGTGGCGAGCGAAGCGAGCCCGTAAACAACTCTCCGTAATGAATTTGTTTCAATGTCAGAGATCGCTTCTGTCAACACTTCGGGTAAAAATACAAAAGGAATTGAAAATTTCCATTAAAACCGTCAAAGATTGCATGGAATCGAATACCATTTGTAGAGGTCAATACAGATTCGTCAAGTGTTAAATGGCAAGGTACCACTTCCGATTACACACCGTGTTGCACTTCCAACCATGTACGAGATTGTGAACATTGCCTTCATGTACTCTCGCGCCAACAAAGAGATTGCACTGAGGGATAAACAAACCTTTGTGAATTTGCAGCCCCCGTTTAATCGCAAATACGATGCGTGGAACGACAAACTCAAGACGCGGTTGATCGAGACCATTTTGCTGAATCGCGCGATGAACCCCATTTGGACGGTGCAAAACGACGAAGAGCACACGGAAGAGGTCATGGACGGCGTCCACCGCGTCACTACATCGATCAATTTTGTCAACAATCAGTTTGCCATCAAAGGCGTATATTTGTTGGATTTGCCGGCCGAAGAGTATGATGGCAAACGCTTTGTAGATCTCTGTGAGATCGATCAAAATCGTGTTCGGAAATATAATTTCTTTGTCAACATTCTCGATTCGTCGTACATGGACGAAGAAAAATGGCAAGAAATGTCCGAGTTGTTGAATAAAAGTTCCAAGCCGTTGAACGATTTCGAGTTTAAAAAGCCCATTTACAACGAGTTTTACGAATGGTTGACTCCCTTGATTGATCCGTCGTTTTTGAACACGACGCTCTATGCGCTCAACAAGACCAGTCGCGGAAAGTTGGAATTGAGTGCCATGAAATGGCTAGCGCTCTCGGAACCACAGTTGCCCGAGAAATTCGCGTCCCAGTTTGACATTATGAAAAAGTGGCAGGAACGCAACTTGGGCAAATCATCGGTGCAAGTCAAAACCTTTTTGACGACGCAAGGTCAGCACTACAAGGAATTGATTGAGCGCATTCGCAAGACCCAGCACAAGTACGTCGACGAAGCCCGCCTCTTGGACGGCGTCAAGGAAGACGCAGTGGCCGTTACAGCCATCATTACGCGCACCGTGGCCCTCGTCAAGGACGATGCCCGCATTAGCCGCCACTTGATCAATTTGGTCAACAAGTTCAAGACGCAAATCCTCGGCGTGGAAATCCACCACGTCTTGGAGTGCAAGTCGCGCAATGCTGAATTTCAACGCAAACTGTTGAAATTCATCGACACGATCATTCTCGAGGAAATTGGCAACACAAATTTGCCCCGTTGTTTCCCCAAGGCCTTGATTGCCGAAGTGTTGCGCGAACAAAACAACCTCTGTGCCCTGTGTCACGAAACCATTCATCCCCTCCAAAAGTACGAGGGCGATCACATTTTGGGGTGGATCCACGGCGGAGAAACGATCAAGAGCAACTGTCAAGTCGTGCACCAGGCATGCCACAAGCGCAAAACGTAGACGATCCGCATTTTTCGGGGGAATCTTTTTGAAGAAAATGAATATAAAGAAGCGATGGGTAATGTATTTGTGTGGGGGGGGTCCCCACATTTCATGCTTTCGTAGCTTAGTAGGTAAAGCAACAGGCTGTTAACCTGTAGATCAAAGGTTCGAGTCCTTTCGAAAGCGTATAAAAAGCATTCTTTTTATCTTTTGTCCAAAAAACAAAAAACAAAATCAATTATTCTTTACCAACAAAAAAATCAACCACTGAAGATTTCCGACACTTTTGAAACAAACTGAGCGTAGCAATCGTTCAAGTAGTCGATTTGTTCTTTCTCCGTAACATCTCGAAGACCAAGGGGCAACAGACCATTCAGGTCCAATGCACGTTTAAAGAATCGCTCGTAAATCCTGTCAAACCGCAACAGCTGAATTCCCCCAATAAACATGGGTTCCGATGGTGGAAGGTATTGAGGTGACAAACCAACGTCGGGTCTCTGCGGCCAGCTCCAAGGTGTGGTTGGGTCGAGAAACAAATAATCGCAGTTTTCGTGCAGCACTAAAAACAGAATGATTTGGATCCGTCTGTCCGACTTGGCTTTGATAAACAACAACTGAAGTTGATCGAGAATTCCCGGACGTTTTTCTTCCAATTCAATGATTTGTCTTCCATGATCCACATCGTGGAACAAAATATTGATTGGATGCATTTCGTAACCGTCCAGCCATTTCTTTTTGAAAGACAATTCGCAAAGAAACTCGCGGTGAACCAGAATAGACTCGAGGATTTTTTCCATCGTCAGATACCCCTTTTCCGGTGTCACCACCTTGAAACGAGGATCATTGATTGTAGAGGACTGTTTCAACAACAGCGGTACAATTTGTTCTAGGGTCATGTTTGGAACAACTTCATCCTCAAAGTAACACAATTCTGAATCCTCAATCTCCTCCTTGGTCCAGGGACAGGTATTCCCAATTTCCTGTAATGCACTCACAAACGGATCCATCGGACCAACAACGGTGTGTACAAAGGTGTGTAAAGCACAGAATGACTATCAGAAGATTTTTATCGCCAACTTTCGTGATTTCTTCGGTGTTTTTTTTCAAAAAAACGGATATAAGCAATAGCCCCGGTTTCACTTTAACATGGCCAAGCCCCAGAAAAAATCCCTCTTTTCCATTGATGAAAAACACAGCGACAT